AGTATTCCATCCACAAGATCCGCACCATCTATTACGACAAATTCTGAGAGTCGGAAGCTTTTCTCAAATTTGCGAGATGAAATGCCTTTATATGCGTATTCACGCTCATCCTTTTCTACTTCACCAGTGACTTTAAGAATACCGTCTTTTAATTCGATATCAATATTGTCTTTGGTAAAACCCGCCACGGCTAGCTCGATGAGGAATTTTTCATCATCGATTTTCACTACATTGTGTGGTGGATAATTATTACTATTAGACCTAGCACTTGAATGGATTCTTTCGAGATCCTCAAATAAAGTGTCAAATCCAACAAAAAGCGAACGTGGTACGTTCAAGTTATTTCTTACTACCATTTTCATTTCCTCCTATTAAGTTAGCAAGGTTAATTTTGAATCCCGACCATCGGCGATTCAGTTATATTTATACAGGTTTACTCCTTAGTTTGGGAATTTCCTATATTATATTTTGGACAAAGTTCCCATTGATTCTTTTCCTTGAACGGAATAACTTTGATTTGTCTCAATGGAGCTACGTCCTTAGCTTGGGATTGATCTACTATTGTAACTAATCCCCAATCACTCAAAAGCGTTGCAATGGTATTTCTTCTTTGAACATCGTTGTCCATTAAGTTAGAAGGTTTACCATCCAACAAAAAGAGTTCTTTAAAATGCACAATAAAGTATCTGCCTTGTTTATGTAGTATGTGACAAGACTGAAACAGTTTTTGATCTTTTCGTGATGCGACTCCTATACGAGTAAGGGTTTCTCTTATCTTTAGAAAGTCGTCTGGTTCATTTAGGGTCACTTCTAGCATCTGGGCAGGTGACCAGTTTTTAATTTCGTTGTTTTCTATTTCCACCTTTATAAATCCTTTTTTTCAATTCTTCAATTTGTTCATTACTCATTAATGATAATGCGGACTTAGCTTTATCGATGCTATATCCATAATATTCTTTGATGAGCTCAAGATTCTCTATTTCTTCAGGCTTTGCCCATTTAGAAAATCTTTTACGTTTGCTAATTATATTTATAAAAAAATCGAATTGAAGACGACTATCAATGTGATGATTGATGTTCATTTCATTTGCAAAAAGAATAGTATCTGGAAAATAAGATAGAGTTCTATTCACAAGGAAAGAATTATACTCTTTCTCTGCAATATCATCAACCATAATATCTTTCTTGGTATAGTTGATTGCGTTAATATATTCAAACGGATTCATTTTTTTCTATATACCTTTGTGCTTGTTCAAGGGTTTCAAATATTCTTTCATAGACTACTCTTCCATCTTTTACAAAAGTAACCCTATGCATAGTACTGTGTTCGCCATAATGTATTGGCCAAATGTGATATCCTTCTTCTATCATTTAAACTGTACTCCTGACATAATCTCTGTAAAACATGCTACTAAATTCAATTCGTGATCTGCCACGAATGCATTCTTATATTGATAGTCTGCCAAGATCAGAACAAGCTGTGGAATAGATTGATCTTGTACTTTCTCATTCATTCCATCATAGATTTTTCTAAAAATAGAAGCTGGTTCTGTGTCCATATTGTTACTAACCCATTTTCTCATTTCCCTAAAGTTCTTTTCCTTTAGCAGTTTCATCAGATCATCCATTGCGATATCACTGATTTGAACTAATATCCCAGTGTCTATCTTACCGGAAACAGAGTATCTTTGGACCTCGTTAATAGTCCTTCTAAAATCTGGAAAATATTTAATGATTAGTTCTGCAAGAACATTCTTTTCATATCCAATTCCTTCGTAATCAAGTATAACCTCAAGCCTTTCTAGCATTTCTGCTGCTACTTCTGATTTTTCCTCTTTAGGTATTTTAAAATCTATAACAGTACATCGGCTGTGGAGAGGTTCTATAATTCTATTTTTGAAATTACATGTTAAGATAAATCTGCAATTAGTACTAAATTCTTCTATGAATCCTCTGAGTGCAGGTTGGGTTGATTGTGGATTTAAGTAATCTGCTTCGTCTAATATTACAACTTTTACTGATCCTGTTAGAGATACAGTTGAAGCAAAGTGTTTGATCTTATTTCTAAGTGTGTCTATTCCGGATTCCTCTGATCCGTTAATTAGGATATAATCTAATCCTAACTCCTGACATAAAGATCTAGCTACTGTTGTTTTACCAGTACCTGCAGTACCAGTAAACATCATATTTGGTAGTTCTTTATTTTCTATTTGTGCTTTAAATGTTTCCTTTAATGATTTTGGAAGGATACATTGTTCGATTGTTCTGGGTCTATACTTTTCTACCCATAAAAATTCTTGGTTCATTCTTTCTCCCATGATATAACTGTGTCAAGTCTAAAGCTTCTCCATGCATTTTTATCCAATGCCCATGCTACAAAATGATCTGAGTCTGCGTTCATATTGAGAGTCATTGCGACTCCATTATCTTGTAGAACTGTTGGATTGATTGTACAAGGCATAACTCGTATTTCTTCAGTATCAATCTTTTTAAAAGTTACTGTTACGATCCCTTGTTGTAATGCTAATAGTAAATTAGACTTTTCATTTGATTTCATAATATATTCCTAAATGTAGAGGAGGCTTTCGCCTCCCCATAATTATTCAGCTGATTCTTCAGTAGCTTCTTCAACTTCTGGAACTGCACCTTCTGGTGCGTCGCCATCTTTAGGTGTTGCGGCATTTAAGAATCTTACGACTCTATTTCTTAGCCCACCTACTGCCTCTAATTCAGGACCTTCAAATCCACCTCTTTTAGAACAGATGTCAATAATCTGAACCATTGTGGCGATATCCTGTAGAGAAAGTTGAACTTGCTCTGCTTCAGCATTTTCAGTTTTCACTTCTTCTGCCATGATTTTCTCCTTTGCAAAGTTAACAAATTATGGAAGCCCAACAAGGCACTTCCATTTTCTTTGTAGTATTTATACATTAAAGGTTGAGCTTTGCTCTAAAGCAATAAAATATCTAACAGGTTTAACTGTGTTAACCCATTTTGATACAAACACATTCCCCTTTGCAGATACAAATACATCATAATCTCCGTCTATCAATTTCAGATTTGAAATGTTTAAGACGAAAGAGAATGTATTCCCACTTGGATTTTCACCAAGTTCGAATTCGTAAGTATTAGAGCTACTATCTTTTGGATCAAAGACCTTAATAGAAACTCCATTTGAATCTCCGTTTATAGAAATATCGGTATGTCCAAGAACAGATGCTGCTTTTTTAATCCTAGAAATAACATCTGAAGTTAAATTCAGAGTAACTTCTGGATCTGGCATATCAATATTTTTGTCTGTTGTTGTTAAGATACTTGGCTCAGCAGAGTAGTATTTAACGGTTTGTTTGTTTGGTAGTTTACATCCACCACCTGTGCTTTGAATTACTATTGCATTTGATTCAAAATCTAGGTGAGGAGCTTCTACTAAGCTATGAACTGATAAGAATTCAAATAGATCATATATTCCAATCTCTTGAGGAAAGTCCTCGATGATATCCGCTTCAGCTAATATATTTTTAGCTTCAGATATTGTTTTGATTTCTTGACCTGGCTTTAGAACAACGTTAGGGTTGATAGAAGCAAAGTTTTGTAGTACTGATATTGTGTCACTTGATAGTTGCATTATTTTTCTCCATTATTTAAATCATGTACGTGCAAAGCTATAACAGCATAGTGGATGATTTTCATTAGATCAGATCTATTAAAACCTTCCTTCTTTCCATATCTTTGTGCGTACTTTAGTACATTTCCTAAGGAAAATCCCATACCATGACCACAGTCAATAATAAATTCCGTTGATTGGAACTTATTCTTTGAGTAGTGTCCACCATAGGTATCCTTAATATAAGTTAGCATCTCAACGAGGAGTTTATCCTCGTTGAATTTGAATAGACTATTAGTCTTCGTCGTCTTCGAGTTCTTTGTTGATTTCATCTTCACTGATTCCATTATTTAAATTCCCTTCTTCTCCAGAGTCGACTTTAGAATATAAATCTACAAAAGCTGCTTTTGTATCTTCGTCGAACCTAGAAATGCAAAGGTCGATTGCTTTAGTTTTATCTCCAAAAATAGAGAATGTTTGCACGATGTGACAAAGTCTTCTAGTAGAAATAACTTCATCTACACCATCATCATAGAAAGTTTTTCTAATGATATCTGCCCAAGTTACTAGCTTATCTGCAAAATCTTCTGAGGTTGTATCTCCAGAAGCATCACTTGGAACATATTTGTCCATATGCTTTAGAATTATTTTCTTTTCAATAGCTAAGCTTGGAAACTTTTGATCTATTGAAATTGTAAATCTTTCTAAGAAAGCTTCGTCGATGATAGAAGCTGCAGTAAATCTTCCATCTTCAGAACCTTTACCTTTTGTATTGGCTGTAGCAATTACATTGAAACCTTTTGCTGGTTGTACAACTTCACCA